TTCTGTCTCGTTAAGGAAACGGTTAATTAATGCCGCATCTTCAAAGTAAGCTGTTAGTGTACCTTCAACTTCTGCTCTACCATACTCTAATGATGGTGCGCTATCATCTCCGATTACGAATGTAGGTGCGAAGGAATTAGTCAATGTGAAGTCTAATGCAGTTACGATAGCCACGTTAGATGCTCCACCTACGTTACCTATACCGATGTCACCTGAGTAAGCATCAAATGGTGCGGCTCCTGAAGCGGCATCTTGTGTCTTCTCAGTAGCACTTATAGTCATATTCTTACCTACCATACCGAAGGTAGTTGCTACCATCTGATTAGGTGCGAGGGAAATAGCCATAGTGGAAACTGAACAACCTGTAAACAAACGAGCTTGATCTATGTCAGCGGCATAATCTTCTATAGAGAAGAACTTAGGTGTTGTGCCTACTTTAAGTACGTCAGTTGACCAAGTACTTAACATAGCTGATTCTAGTATATCGTCGTAGTCAGCATCTCTGAGATCTACAACAATGTCTCCAGCTACTTGTCTATTGCCGTGGCGATCTACACGAGGCATACGGTCAGCTTGGATGTCGTTACCAGCTACACGATCTTTAGTTAAGTTTAAAGAGTGTGTGCTGAAAGGAAGGTTAGTAAAGTTGCCAGCAGGTGTCGTACCGAAAGTGCTTTCAGTAATAAAAGACAGGCTGGAGCGTGAACCCTGTGCAAAGGCCATGATGTATTCTCCTAGTTATTTATAAATGTACCATCCGATATTAATCGGAACGTAGTACCAAGGGCTGTCAATCAAACCTTGTTGCCTTTCAGCATAGTCGATTGATAATTTAATTGTTTCTGATTCTGCGTTAGTAAACGATATGTCAGTTGTAGCTTGAAATGCGTCTATAACTTTGTTAACATAACCGTCTGCGGTTGAAGGTCCGTTACCTTCTGGTGTAAATACTGTAACAGCAAAAACACCTTGATACCTGAGTTGAGGATTTAAGCCCCTTACAGCAGGTCTAGTCACTGTAGGCAAGTACATTACTCTAATAAAGCTAGTACCTGTTGTCGGCTCAAATGCTACGTTCTCGTAAGCGATGTCGGGGAGATTAGCCGTGTTCGAGATGTGTGTCTCAAGTGCGGCTCTTATATCATTATGTATACTAGCCATATTTATTCCTTACTCTCTCAAATATTTTATAAGGTTGTGTAAGTCTCCAGTTAGCTCCACCTTCCTCTACACTTATAGCGTGAGGTGATCCATTCCTAAGAACAATAGTATCTCTGTAGTTAAAGTCTTGTATACTATTTATATCGTTTAATAGACTGTTAAGACCTTCTGATGCCATAGCTTGTGGATCGGCTTCTTTAGGTCTACCTTCAGAAGACTTACCTCTAGGTCTACCTGCACCAACACCGTAAGAAAAGGATGTTATATAAGCACCAGTATCTACCGTAGGAGTAGATATATTTATAGTATAATCAGCTATTTTTTCTAATCTATCTTTTACAGCTAATTCTACTGCCATATCAACTTTACTTTTTAACTTAGATATAGTTTTTTCTAGGTTTAGTACCTGTTTCATATCTTACTCCTGTACATCACATATGTAACACATAGCGACACCGTTAGAGAATATAGATACTGCTCTTGTTACTTTAACTGTGTCACCATTACCTATGATTAAGTCGTCAGGGAATGGATCTATACCTACTCCAAGGTAAGGTACTACACACTTACGTACACCTCTAATAACTTCTTCAGGGTTAGCACTAGAGTAATCATAGAAGTAACCAGTGAAGCTATAGTCAGTCGTAGATGAACCTACTACAGATCCTGTAGCTGGGTTATAAGTACCGTCCGTAGTAATTTTACGTAGTGTTAATGTTTCACCAAAATCTTCAACCAACTTGAGTAAGTCAAATGCTCTAAAAGACATATGTTACTCCCCTTCTATTCGTATTCAGGTGTTTGGTAGCTTGGTGGGTTCTTAAATCTATCTCTTCTGAAAGAGCCTTCAATGCGGTTAGTGTTCTGTCTTACAGCTTCTACTGTACTCTTAGTAATACCACCAGCTAGTACCCCTACCGAAGCACCTGAAGTTTTACCTTGATACTCTAAGTTGTCTGCTAGTGAATTGTAGTGTGTAACTAAGTCAGAGTAGTCAGCTTTTAAAGCTCCACTAAGTTCTGTGTTTACTTTCCTAGAATACTTAGATGCTATAGCTCTAGCAACCCAAGCTCCAGAGTAGTACACGTTATTACCATTCTCAGTCAAAGAGAAAGTAACTTCTTCGTTTTGTACTTGCTGGTCAGTTGTGTCAGTATCACCAACTAAAAGTCGTACTGTATTGAGACGACCAGAAGCCGTAGTTGTGTTTAGATCCGTTGGATCGTAAGACCAAGCCATTTAGTCGTCCCCTTTGTTTATTCTCCGAGAATGTTATCTCTTATTTTATAATAATCTTCTGTGATCCAGCGATTGTTATTTAAGAACCGACGAATAAGACCTCGTTGCTTATCATCTATCTTTGACTTCTTACACTTCTTAGTATTAAACTCTGCTGTGCTAGAGGTTCTATCTTTAACTTCGCTGTTAAGTAAGTTCACAAGTAATTCGAGTTGCTTACCAGAGAACTCTGATAGTCTATCTCCAACCTTTGTCTGAACTACTAATTCTTCATTGTGGTACAAGTAACCAGAAGCGTATAGTATTGCAACTTTATCTTGATGCAAACCTCGCTCTAACCAGTTAAAGTGATCTCCACGTTTCCAATCTCGATTGTCTGCCGTAACAGGCATTTTAATAAAGACAGGCCAATCAACCTGCCATCCCAAGTATGATGGGTGCATAGGACTACTCCGTTATTAGGATATTATTATGTTCTTTTATTATTTGGGTGCAACCCCAAGCAACTAAGCTCAGGGTTCACCAGTATGTTATATGTATATTAAGCGATTACTGCTTCGAAGAAGTATCCTAAGTCAGCACCGACGACTTTCATGTCGTATGCCATTTTCACTTGGATATGTTCTGCAACTTGCTGACGCTTAAGAGCATCGTCTGAGAAAGATTCTACAGTAACACCTAAGTTGTTTACACTTGGGATATTGTTCCAAGCGAATGTTAAACCAGCCGCAGGTGTCATAAGACCTGATGAGCGAGGTGTATGTACTAGTAGAGCGTTCTTACCACCGATAAATGCATTGCTTTCTGCAACACCTTCTACAGAACTGTTCTTCACAGCTTCCATTACGTAGAAGTTTTCTACTTCAAAGATCTCAGCTAATTTAGCATCTGTGATCAAAGCAGTGTTTGTTACAGTTGCTCCACCGTTTAAGCGAGCTAAGATGTCTGGGTGGTTAATTAATACGTCACGTACTTCTTTACCTACAACCATTGTGTTTGGCTTAAATCCACCAGACTTAAGTTGCATTGTGCGACGACCCGTAGTTACATCTGAGATAGGTGTAGAGTTCGTGTAGTCTGACCACAAGTTAGATGGAGTAACGTCTGTTGTCCAAACGCCAGCGTTAAAGAATGTAGAAGCGAAACGCTCCTCACGATCAATTAACAGACGGTTTGTCAATGTCTCTGCACCAGCAGAACGTATTTCTAACATTGAGTCTTCGTTAGCAAGTGTTTGCTCGTCGAAGTCCATGCCTAAACCATATACGTCAGCGTAGTAAGCGGCACTTGAAAGAGCCATCCCAATACGGTTAACTTCTGTACGTGGTGCTAATTTCTTAACATCACCTGTACGGTTCATGTTTGCACGGTCATAGATATAATATTTATCTGACTGAGATTGTACGCCCACTGTTGGGAATACTTTGTCAGCGATAAAGTTTGTTTGTTCTTGTACATAAGCAAGCGTTAAATTAGATAACGGCTGATCTATATGTACTGAAGAGGGAGTTAATAATGGCATTATGTTATTCCTTTAAAATGCTGATTTAGGCCGCTAAGTTGCCACCTTGGATCATTTCTATTTCGATGATTTGTCCATCTACACCAGCTTCACGGGCATAGCCTAAGATAACGTCACCAGTTGCGGCTGTTAAAGCATCACCTGAAGCGTCTGTCTGTACAGCGGCTCCAGCGGCAATAGTACCACCAGCAGTTACCATGACTGAACCAGAAACGGTTACAGTTACAGCTTTACCAGCACCTGCGCCTACGATGCAAACACCGATAGCGTTTTCGCCAGCAGAATCAGCTAGGTCTACTTGACCATCTGACTCAAGAGTTACGAATTTGAATTGTGCTGAAGATAAATCTTCCCCAGCGATGAAAGTACGGTTGTCACGAGACTGCATTACCGCCATGATTATTCCCCTTTGTAGGTTTTGTTAATAAGTGACTTACCTTCGTCAGTCTTCGCTACAACAGCGTAAGCCTTTGCGTATTCACTTTTCTTTAGTTGGTTGTCGTCCATGTAGGACTTTACAAGACTATCTAGTTTGTCTGAAGATGAGGCGAACTCACCATCTACATCTGACTTACCAAATTCTTCCATAGATGCGCCAATAGATGCGTCACACGCCTTTAGTGCTTCCATGATTTTTTCTTCTTCTGCGAACTTCTCTACTAGAGACTTAGCTACAGCTAAATCAAAGTGTGGTAGAGCTTCTTCAGCACTCTTAGTTAAAGCAACGTCAGCTTTTTCTAGAGCCGCCGCTTCAAGTGCTTTAAGGACTGGAGCAGGGATGTCAGACTTAGCTACCATCTCACCTTCTATGTCCATCATTTCTACTTCAGCTTTCTTTTCGATTGCTTCAGCAGTTATAACGTAGCCATTGTCTATAAGACCTTTACGAAGTGTTTCATTCTCAGCTTTCAGTGCTTCTACTTCAGCTTCTAGAGGATTAACCTCTTCTGCCTTCTCAGCAACTTCTACTTCTTCTGCAACTTCTTCAGCTTTTTCCATGTCATATCCAAGGGCTTTCATCGCATCTGCGCGACCACAACCTTTGTCTTTCATGTAAGCGGCTACTTTGGTTTCCATTTCTTCATTCATTTTATTAATACCTTCAAAGGAATTGTCACGCTTGAAGAGGCTAACCATTGCCTGTGCATTGGCTGGACGATCCACTAGGGAAAGTTCTTCAAGGTGCAAGTTTTTTAGGAGATTAGGCAAGTTAGATTTCCTCCTTAATAGCACGTCCACCTATAGAGAACGCGGCGAGTTCACCAGACTTCACCATTGCCCAGACATCATCGTCGAATACTTTGTAAGCGACAACCCATCCTTCACGGTCAGACTGGATACCTAGAGAATCACCTATTTCTTTAGTGATTGGGAGTGAGTGTACAACGACACCTACTTGATCCCCAGTATGCATAGCCTTGCCGACTCGCACATGCTCCATAAATTCATTAACAGCTTTCACAAGAGTGTCAGCCTCTATTACATCACCTTGTCGATCTACTACAGCGTCACCCTTTTCGGTTACTACTGAAGCCCAACCGTAGACTAATCGTTGTTCGTCGTCAGTCTTAAGGATCTTACCTTCAATATCTGCTTTAGTCATATCACCCACCGATGTATTTGATTGCCACATACGACATGACCAATAGCCAGCCGTTGTTTTATCTTTCTTACTGTCACAGTTATGTCTAGCTCGAAAGTTAGCTCTAGCTTTAGGATCATCCCGACGAATTTCCATGTTAGGATCTCCGAATGTAACTCTCTTAACCTTGCCACCAGACTGTACAAAGACTTCAAACTTCTTGTTGCCACCTTGTATACGTCTAGGCTTATTTAAAGTGACTTTCTCACCTTGATAATCAGCTTTAGCAAACTCTGTCTTCATGATCTCTTGTACAATGACCCTGAGAGCCTCTATACGATCCACTGAGGGGGCTTCAGCTTCTTCTGTAGGCTCATCCCCACTGTAGTAGGCTAGATACGCCTCATGGCTCTCTGCTGGCATGTACACAGCCTGTCCATCATAATCAGATACGTGAACAGCTCCACCAAGTCCTAAATCCATAGATCTAGAGATAGCTTCAGGCTCTGTTGTAAAGATATCGTTAGCGTATTGTGCTTTACGTAGTGTAGACACTTTATGACCAACCATTTGACCTGTAGGCTTACCTTTATCGTCAGTTATTTCAATACGTGCCGCAGGTTCTTCTTTTGTACCTGTTATTTTAACTGGAATGTTAGGTACTGTACCATCTCTTACTACTTGACGTACAATGCCACTAGCAGTTCCACCAGATGAGTTCCAAGATACTTTAGATCCGACTTTCATGATAAATAACCTTATGTTTCGTTCTTAATTAATACACCTTGGAAAGATGCGCCTATTGCAGTGTTGCTTGTGTCTGTAGACACCCTACATTCTAAATCTGTCTTCTCTGCAAACCTTTGTGGGTACTTAAATGACTGTATTAGCTGATTGCTTTGTATTACTTGTACAAACCTCGTTCTAAACACATTAGATTCGTAATCTCTACTGTTAAACTTACAGTGAACCAGTTTTTGAGCTTGAGATACAGCCGCAGTAAAGTTAATCTCGTCTACGTAGAGTGTGTATCCAGCAGGTACTGTATACGCGGCTATCTGTGTCTGATTACCTATACTTACACTAGCATAAACTGTAGTATTAGGCACTCCACCTGTAGCACCAGAAGACCCTATGTATATAACACCGCTAGTGCCTTCATTAGAACCTGCTAAAGTAACAAAAGACCTATATACCCTCAAATACGACAACTGAGTAGCTACTTGTGTCTGTCCATTTAGAGTTATAGTTTCTTCTATCTCATTGTAGTCTTCATCTAGACCTTGTATAAGTATTGTGTTAGCACCTGAGCCACCACTTGTGTCATTTACGCTTGTACTGCTTACAAACATAGTAACTGCACTATCTAACCAAGGATAGTTACCACCTTGAGT